CTTGGCGGGCCTGTTTAATAGATTCCATAAGTTTATTTTTATCCTGGACCGTGCAGCCTTCTAATAAGACATCATCAGGAATAGGAAGACCCACTTCTTTAAGCTGTAAAAGCTGAGCAAACTGCATCTGACGTTGAGTAGTTGTATTAAGACCTTCCTCAACTGCGGCATCATACTTACCGAACGCTTTGTTATAGAACTGTTGGGTAGGTTCCTCTTCGATAATGCGTTTGATCTTACCCGGCATAAAGTTGGATTGAATGATATCCATCATGACACTACCAAGGAGCTTCTGAGATCGGTCAAGTTGATCAAAAAGACCTTGAAGTGTTGTTAGACCGGCACCTTGCCGAAGCATCGATAGGACGCCGGCTTTGTCGTCTTGGGCGCTACCGATTAACTCTTCGTTTACACCAGAAATTTGGGAAATTTCATCCCCAAGAAGCTTAGAGAGCTCAATCATCGATGGGGGGATCTGTGGTGGCATAATCTGTTCGACATCGGTCATTTGGGCCGTGTCTTTGATCGCTAATCCACGGCCCTGGCCAGAAAGAAAGATATCTTTAGGATTAACCAATGCATCAGCTTTGTATTTCCAACCTGAATTTATTTGGCTCTCAAGTATGTCTAATTCAATGGCTTTACGACGGTTGTAAAGATACTGGCTGTCACGAAGTCCACGAACAACACCCTGGATGCGCCATGGAAAGCCACTCATCTGAGGGGTGTAATAAGCGAAGACTGGCACAAAGGGATAACGGTCCGTGCCCGTCAGGTTCGGACCATCGTAAAAGACCTTACCCTGTACAACGATGGCTACTTTAACCGTAGGGATTTCTTGTTCTATCATTGTTACTTGGGGATAAAGCCTTAAAAATTCTTTGAGACGTTCTTCATCAGTCGAACGCCATTCTAAACACTCGCCTGTTTGGGTATCGGCCAGCATCTTCTGCTTGCGGTAGTCACGATAGTAAAATTCATCATAGGTAAAGAGATTCTTCATCCCGTAGTTATAGGACTCGGGCATAAACTGGAAGCGGCCGTCCCGGTTACTTGAGTCGGGCAGCTGCATGATCTCATCTTTGTATTCAGGAAGCAGCGAAGCGCACTCACGCTTCATGAGAAAAGAACGTTTCCATAAAGCATTACAATCGGAAAGGTCGGCTTTACGAAAGAAGGGGTCGATTAAGAAAGAGTTATAAGAACAGTTATCAACGCGGATATTACCGTTAATAGGATCAGAACGATAATCAACCCATACCTGTAGGAGATTAAGTCCCGTAACAAGAGCACCGTGGAAGGCCTCTGAGATCGTCTCGAGAACACCCTCTTGCTGACAAACCCATAACAAGACCTTGGTAAATTGATCAGCGGTTTGCGCATCTCCATTCTCCACAGGAACGACGATTGTAGACTTCCTCATCCGGCGTTGATGCCCGGATATCATATTTATAATACGTTTTATGCGGTTAAAATTGAACTGACGTCGACGATTGGCTGGCATATTGGAATACAGATCACTCCATAATGTCTGATCGCCTGCCTCAAACCTTGTATCGGTATTTCCTTCCTCCCAGAAAGATTGATTGATAGAAATAGCCTCGGCATGAAATGAGGTCATCTTTTTAAGAATGGCCTGGTCATGCTCATTATAGTAGTCCGGTCCCAATTGGGGGAAAAGCATAGTCCCACCTCGCCCTGATCGTTCCCTAAAACGATTAACCCCACTCAAACGACCTGCCCTCCGTAGCCACGTTAGGGCGTAGGAGGATCAGATGACGGAAGAGACCTCAGGCGTAACAAATGAGATAGTGACATGCAGAATTATTCGAATACAACAAAGTTGCTCACCTAGATAGTGCGATATCCCGGTACACCGTGAACAGCATCCAAGATTGATTTGAGATCGTTGATCGTGAAAAGATAGTATCCATAAAGTGGGTGACGTAAGACGTCTATGCCCGACTTATGCGTCCAGTTGCGTACGGTTGTTGTGGATACCTCTAAGCATTGAGCTGCTTCTTTAGTCGTAAGATAGTTATCAAGATTGATATCTGATTCCATTGCTAGTCCCCCCTGAAAATAGTACTATTCCCTTATCTATTTCTCCTAGGGGCCGTTATGCGTTCGGCCCCCCATTCAAGACGACTTCCATCCATCCTTCGTGAGTACTTCATTCATTACCCCTCCAACCCATTTAAGTCCCTTTAATTTTTCTTTATAGATCTCATTAAAGTAGTAACGCTCTTCATCAAGTGTTGCTGGATCCATGATCTTCTCAACAAGCGTACGTATCTGCGCCTTGTAAAGCTCGATTGTTTGGTCATTGGTCGGTAGTGGCATTGCTACTTCTCCGCATATCTATGACAATCACAAGTGGAGGTGTGACACCTATGACCAAAATGCTCTACTTTCCATCGTCTATTTTGTTCCTGCCCATAGCCTAAAATGGCACAGAAAATGATGAATTCAATAAATACTATTGGTACCCAAAACCAGTCACGCCACCACCAACGTTTCTTAGGTGGTTTACAATTTCGCTCCCAATAAAACCAAAGATCGGTATTAGGGGTAAATGGGTTCTTCCTGTTATCAGAATCGTTATTCATCTGATCATTCGTCGGAACAGGCATTATCGTTCTCAGATAGCGTTATGTCAGTTTTGGCATAATGCGTACCACAATAAGAACAAGGTAATTTAAAGTCGTCTTTATGCTCGAGATGATAGCGGACATGCGCCTGTCGAAGAGCAAGCTCTAAATAGTGTTGTTGCACGTAAAAGTAGCCAAACCACATCCCAAATACTATGGCGCTTGTTGCTATAAAGACGATAAGAAAACGGTATATATCATCAAAATCCATATCTTTCTCCTCGGAATTACACATCTTCTTCTTCGTTACCTTCGGGTATGCACGTTAAGCGTAGGGGACTTGGAAAGCTAAACCCGACACATTCGCTTTCCATTAAAAGATCATCGATATCGATCTGATTCGAGTCACGAGCAAGACTCAGAGGTGTTTGGTTGCGCCAATTACGCTCACCTATTTCAAGCCCAAGCCGTAAAAGAAGCGGTATTACCCCTATTTTCCCATTAATAACAGCAAGATGGAGTGCGGTATTACCCACCCAATCAAAAGCGAAGACATCAGCCCCATAAGAGCAGAGCATGAGAAGCATCGTACGTTGGCCATAGGTAGCAGCTACGAGAAATGGCGTGCGCCAGAAATAGTCAGCCTCTTCAATATCGGCACCTGCATTGAGAAGCTCGACCGCATGTGGTACATCGCCGTGCTGAACCGCACGAATAAGGTTAGTCTCCCCAAAAGGGGAATAATGCATAGCTAATAAAGGCAATGTAAAAAAAAATGCGAGATAGACATACTCAATGCGCATTTAATACCTTTCCGTATCCCTAAAAACGATGCGATGCGAAATGCAGGCAAAAAGGACAGTTATCTGGACACTTCTTACGACACGCTGGGAATATCCCAAAACTAATATCGCTTAAAAAGTCCAAAAATCCCCTATAAGTTTTAATTAATTTTTCAGCGTCATTACCGTAGGTAACCGCAATGTTTTTACAGGTAATACCATAATCAGTAGCCAGTAAGACATCGACCGATTTATGGAGTGGGAGAAAGTCCCATTTAGCTAAAGAATAAAGATAAATTCGCACGGCCTCTCGGCGACGAGGCTTAATTGTCCGTAGATAGGCATATATAAACTCCTCTACATCATGCCGACAGAGTTTTTTCCAAAAAAGTCGACGATGCTTAAGCTCTTTAGACTTTAAATGTTCTAAAGGCCGTATAATATTTTCTAAGAAACTATTATTTTCTTTAGTAATAATCATATCAGTCATCAAAACCCCTGGTACTTATCCGTATCCCTAAAAAAAGAGGGTATACCTGCCTGATTACCATATAACGCCTCTTCGTAATTCTTTTGTATCTCTTCAGAGGTAAGCCCATCAGCAGTCTTAGGAAGCGAGAGGGCTAAATAGCGCGCAGCGTCAGCTGCATGCGAAAATCTATCGTGAAGAGGGTTGCTTTTATACACCTCGCGCTTAGCATCATATTCGCGACGATACGCCTCAAGCGATTTAATTAACGGCTCGCACTTCTTTTCATCGATCCACCACTTGGCCATCGATACCTTGGTAGCTTCTATGCCATCCTCAATAGGGAGATTAGGCAATACGTTGAATTTAATGCCTAATCGGGCAGCAGACTCAAGGCGAGACAGTCCACCGGTACTTCCCAGTTCTCGAACTCTGATGTCATGGGGAGCAAAGTGATTGCCATAGGTGTAAGGTTTCTCAGAAAGTATCTTAGCGTAGTGATCGAGTCCTTTATCGATGTTTTCATAATAGTCAATTATTCTGATAACCTGACCGCACCGCTGATAGAAGATGATCGTTGTTGGGTCGCTCACCCCTAAATCCCAGGTAGTAAATACCCGAAAAGAGGGTTCCCAGGGTACGTCACCGATACGACCTTCAAGACGCATGCGATCTACATAACGGCCGTAGTACGAACCTTCGGTTCCGGCTGAAAAGGAGCAGTTGTGTACAGCACACCCATTTACGATATAACTCTGATCCTTTTCTACTTTTAAGTTGTAAACTTCGCCGGAAAATTGTTCTTGTAAAATAGAAACTATACGAAGATAGCTATAAGAAGAACTTGTAGAATATGGATAACCAAAAAGATAGTCCTCATTAATATAGAGGTCTTTAGCGGGAATCCAGAAATGTGCCCTACTATCTTTAAGTCGTTTGTAAACTAAAAATTGATGGTTCGGCGTGCATAATACACTTTCAGTATGAGAAAAAAGATGATCCCTAGATTTATAAGACATCACGCCATCTCTACAATAAGTTATCTTCAAAAGCGGTCCCTCGTAATAACGAGACATCTTTTTTTCTACATATCTCCATTTACAGGCATGCGTTTTTACTAAGTCACCTACTTGAACTTTTTTTATTGGCATAAGCCCGCCTTTAATTCTTACTTCTTGATCTCCTGGAAAGCAAAAGAACTCCTGTTGGATCATATCCTCCGACATGGTCTGGCGTTCTTTTTCGATCTCAGCAAGTGATATATGTCCGGTATCGAGCACCGTCTTAGTTGATACAAACCATTCAGGTGAATTACGGGCTATTTCATGCAACTCGTAGAAATGATTCCTGCCGCGAGGCGTTGAAATAAAGAGCGCAAAGCCGTTGTTATACATCAAAGCGGGGCGTATGAACTGGTAAGCGGTCTTATCCGCCAGTGCCCACTCCGAAAATACCACCGCTTGAGGGTTCGTACCAACAAGTGATTGAGAGGCGGTATCAGAACCAACAATCTGGATAATAGATCCATTAAAAAGAGTAAGTTTCATCTCTTGGCCATTCTCGCCCGTTATCATCTCACTCGGTACAAAATCTAAGAACTTTTGGCCGTTGGAGAGTATGCCATCCCATATAACCTTACGGCCCTGGTTATAGGTAGGCAGGCAGTAGAAGTAAACGCCAACTTTTTTGAGAGCTGCTCTCAGGACTATGTTGAACGCGGTGCAATCCTTACCTGAACGGCGGGACCAATTTAAGAGCACCTTCTTGTAGCCATTGTTCTCTATGGCATCAAGAATCGGCTTTTGGTAGTCGCGAAAGACAAATTTGTTCAGCTTTATTTTGGTTTCTACATTCATTACGCATTGCCTGTTTTATTTACCGTCCATGCAGACTTATTTCCCAAAAGACATTCAAAGCACTGGTTAACGATGCCACGTTCAAGGGTCCATTTATCCATGGTAAAGATCTCGCCACAATCACAGCGGACAAGATAGAGTTTGACGGTATCAATTTCGTCAGATTCTTTTAGGACTTTGAGGCCGCCGAAGCGTCTACCAATAAGTTCATCAAGCACGGCGGTCCTTCCTGTAAGGGATACAGCTATAGCAGCGTACACTCTGTAGCGCTTTACGTAGTCGTTGTCCCGTTACGCGTTTTTCTACCTTACACCGCGTACAACGGCACACATAATAACGTGAGCCTTTTTCAGAGTGTAAGTAAGAAAATACATCCCAGGAGCCTAAAGTTTTACCAACCATATAGTCTTTATATTCAGGGCGGTGACAGAGAACTGCTTCGCTTCTTGAAGTCCAATAACAATTTTCAGGGCTATATCCTTCAAAGAACTTGCGTCTATTTAATACCTTGCCCTTCGGAGGAACTCCCATATCATCAACAAAACTCTTAAAGTCTTTCCAGCGTTCACATATGGTGAGCGGCCTACCATATTTTTTTTCAAAGAGTTGAGCATTTATTTTAAGTCTTGCCCAAGTAGAATAGATGGCATTACGACTTGTTCGAGCGTATTTATGATAGGGTCTTACGTTTTTCATCGCGGTCCTTTTTATCGGCTACTTCCTTGGTCTCTTCTGCTTTAGGCATCTCTATTTCAGTAATGACATAGTTAGGCTTACCCGCATCAGCGATCTTAGTCTTAAGGGCAGCTATCTCGTTGTCCTTGTTAACATAGTCTTCGTCATAGATACGTTGGCTGGTGAGTACGATTGAGGCATTGAGCTTACCGGTCAATCCCCCACGCTCCCGACGCTCAGCGATCACCATCTTGGCCCATGCATAAGCATCACGTAATTCCTGAGAGCGGGCCGCATAGTCCAAAAAGGTCTGAAATGAGAGCCGCTTCTTCCGCAGATATGCCCGTATATTGTACGCATCCTCATTGGTATCGAAGTAGTAGACAACCTCATCAGCTATTCGCTCTATCTCAGCATCTGAGGTAGGCCGCTGGCGATAAGCAAAGATGCAATCGTAATCGCCAGTCGCCTTAATAGAATAATCCTTGGGTTTTGTGCTAGGCTTCTTGGCCATTAATTCTCTTTCAATTCTGAGATGGTAAATTCGGTCCTGGGTGAATCGGAATACATTTTCCGAGCGTGGATATCAGAAACGATACAATCGTCGTTATACGTGATCCCTGTTGCTACATCGAGGATGAATTTGACACAGTTATCCAAATCGGGACGGATAATGTGCCAACGCTTGAGCTTATTTTTCTTATGGATGGTATGGGGGAAATAGAACGTAACGTCGACAGAGATAGGTCCTGAAAAGATAGGTGAAGGTTCGTCTTTGAGGGCTTCTGATTTTGGTTGATGAGGCTCTTGGCTGTTCTTCATGTAGATACCGGCTCGATTCTTGAGCTCCTTTTGTTCGTCCCAACAGTGTCCTTTACCGAAGACGGGGCGTCTTAAAGGGACCGGTATACCGGGTATGAGATACGTAATCTGTTTCATAATTTCACTCCTCCCATTAATAAAACGATCTTATCAATCGAAATCGTGAAAAAACAACAGTTTTATTATTTATTTTTGATTAGGCGTGGGAAACCACAATAGTATGGGCCGGAACGACCTCTTTACGGGCAACGTTATCCAGGACTTTTTCAAGCCATTGGTTAGCCGCTTCTTCACCGACAAACTTACGCATCGTTTCATAGGCTTGCTGAAACTCAGGGTTCTGGATCGCTGCAAAGCGAAGCTCATTGACCTTGTCTTCAGGAAGGTTCTCGTACTGGGGAGCGACCCACTTCTGCGTAGCACGTGGTTGCTCAGGTTGACGGGTACGCTGATAGCTCGACTTATACGGTTGAGCTTCGTCATCTTCGTTATAATAGTTCACGGCAGAATCCCTTTCACTAAAACTGTCCTTATCTACGACAAGTTTAGCTGATTCTGC